TGTTGGCTGCTCCCTGATTAAGAAAATCTGTGTGCCGCTGTCTTCGTTGTCCGTGGGAAATTCCAGTGCCTTGCGATACTCGGCAAGCTGTTCTCGATAGCTGGCCTTATCCTCCGCATCGCCGTTGAGTAAATTGCGGTTCGGTCGACGCCAAATCTTGAAACAACGCTGGCACAACACCATGATTTCGCCGTGCGGCAACGTGTGACGAATGATGCTGTAATTCGCATCGTTGCCCTTAAGCAAACCCTGCATGTTTTTCCCGCCTTTGCGGTGGGGACATCCGTCTTCGCGTTCCTTTTGCTTGCGCTTGTTCTGCAACATGCCACGCTCGTACTGCGCGGCTGACATAAGGCGGCGATGCTTGCGTGCGCGTGATGCCGCCACGCGGTCGCGTGTCTCTTCTAATTCGAGCTCGCGCATCTCCAGGTCAATCGCGTCTCGTTCCTTCTGTGATGTTTCTTTAATGCTCTTGTCCGTTGCCATGTTGGTCCTCATCGGCTTTCGTTTTGGGAAAAAGGTGCGGGGGAGGCTCCTTCCTGCCCCGCGAGGAGGTCCGAAAGTTATTACGTTGTTACGGGCACAGAATCAATGAATCTCACGCGCATGGTGGTATCGGGCGGAAGAGTCGCGGTCATCTTGAGGTTGTAGGACGTCCAGCCGCCAATCATTCTCGAAGCATCCGAAACGGTTGGCTCCGTGGCCCTCTTTATCCAAACTTGCAAATTTCTCCAGTCACCGTCCCCTATCACTGTGTTGTCTTTTGCGCCTAGCGAAATCGTGATGATTCCGTTTTGGCCGACAACGTAGGTTCGGAGTGCGGTGCTGGTGGAACCGTCGAAGTTTGGAATGGTGTGGACCAATGTTGACTGGTGGAAACGTGCGCCTCCCCAATCAATAATGGGCATCTCTCCCGCGTCGTTCTGCGGTAGCTCTCGCAACAGCTCCTGGCCTTCAGGACTGCGTTTAAGCGCGTCAACTAAGCTATTATTCTGGCGGTCAGAAAGTAAATCGCCGGCTACAAACGGGTGCATAATTCCCGTCATGGTGCCGGTGTCATTGAACGGCATCACGTCCTGACCAAGCAACGATTGCACGGCTCCCGTGATGTTAATGGTTTCCATCGGCTGAGTTGCCGGTAGTGCCATATTCACCAGAGGATCAATCGCGCTGGCTGCGTCGACGGTGTTCTGAATAATCAGATTGACCGAGATTGCAGCACGATACGCAATTTCCTTGGCGATGTTCTCCAATGCTGGATCAATCGCCGTCTGCATGGCAATATCGGACACGTTCACGTAATCGGCATATTGACCGATTGTGCTGGTATTCTGTAACACGGCAACGGGCAAGCCAGTGCCCACCGTGCCCTCAGCTGCTTGGACGATGTTCGGGCCAAACCGCTGATACATGTATAGCCGCAGTTGATTACCTGAGTTTTGCTCAAGCGTCCTGCGGTTTGAAGCCTTCACCCAGGCGGTGTTGGCCTTCAAATTTTCGATGAAAGTTTTGTCATAGTAAATGACGGTCGATTGCGGCAAATCCGCCATCAGCGCGGATGCTGGGCTGTATCCTGCCGCAAACACTGGCATGGTGGCGTGCAGCTTGCCCACCGTGCCCAGGTAGAAAGCGCACGTTGTTCCAAAGGCTGTCAGAAATTCAATGGTCGGTCTGACAATCCGATGGAAAAAGACGTGCGCCACGCGGGTAGCGTTCGATTCTGAGCGCATGACGATCCTCCCCTTGCGGGAAAATCAGCCAGCCATCGAATCCACTAATTGACGAAATGCAGGGTCACGCATCTTTGCTGCGTATTCATCCCGTGTCATGGTGGCAATCTCGGCTCGGCTGTATTTCGGTCGTGGCGGCGGGGGTTTCAACGCGGACGCATCCGAGTTGCGTATCCCTGTCGCTATCGTTCTAGGCCGGGTCGTCGGGCGGGGAGGATTAGGCTCCGCTGCGGTATTAGGCCGCTGCTGACTCACGGGTTGCGTGTCTTCGGTTGGCTCGTCATCGTCGGGCTTGGCGATTAAGCGGCCCTGGGCGTTTAAGTCGTCGTAAACGATGGCGAGGTTATTACGGCTAAAGCTTATATCTCTTCGCTCCAATTCATCAAACAGCGCGTGCATATTTTCGTCACAGTTGTAGTATTCGGGATGCTCCTTGCGAAACGCAAAGGCTTCCTCTCTGCAATAACGGTCAGCCTCTTCTTTTTCTGCCTTGCTGATAAACTTTCCCACTACGGCGGGGGGTGCGCCCACGGCTGCGGTCACAATCTCATTGATAGCCTCTGGCCCTCGTTCGGGGTCGGTAAGGTCGGCTGAGATACGGAACCGTTCATCGGGCGTCAGGGTTCGCGGCTGCACAATGGTCGTCGGGCGTCCTCGATCTGGCACACGATTCTGTTTCAGTCTTCCAATCTCTTCGGTTGCGTTGGCGTAGGAGAGAAGAATTTTTTCTGTAACTTCTTTATCGCTTTTACCTATGAATCTCGAACGCATCTTGCCGTTGTCGTCCAACACTTCGGCTATAATTTCGCCGTTTTCGTTCGGTTCGCCATTATTGATCCAAGTAAATTTCATTTTCCCATCCCGTTTCTCTGCGGATTAGGCGCAGAACGGTTTAAACTTCGCCTTCTTGTGGGAGATAGCGCAAAGGATTCGTAATGTTCTCCTGCTCCGCTTCTTCCGGTGTTAGTACCGGCTGCGTGGTCGCCGTTTCCGCTTCTTCTTCCAGAAAGAGTTTTATTTCGCGGTCAATCCTCTCCTGAAAATGAACAAACATTTGCCACGCCGCTTTAGTCATGCGGTGACGGGCAATAATCGAGGATTCCTTATCTTCGTCCGTATTAATCAGCACTGATTCCTGCTCGATACAAACCATCTCCAATAGGTCCAAGAGGTCATCCCAGCCAGCATGAACGCGGAGAGAAAATAGGCGGCTGCGTGCGGCTGGGTCCAGTCTGCTCGTGACGCCAAAGCGTCTTTCTGTTCGTATCTCAGCCATTGGGGAGGGCTCCATTAACTGCAAAATGTTGGCACGTATTTAAACGGTTTTCCATCACGCACCCCCAAAAAATGGGCTGGCTTGCATCGTGCGTTCCTGCATATCGCGCTCGTTGTATAGTTCAGCGCGGGTAAGTGGTGACTCGGCTAACTTTCCCTGGGGTGCTGCGGGCGGTTCGGTCAAACGATTCGCTACGGGTTTGATCGTATTGGCGGCAATGCGGCCTGAAATTTTTTGATCTTCCAACTCCATATCGCCCTGGTGCTGCTGCTGTTGGAGTGCCATCCTCGCTTGCAGTTGCATCGCGGCGGGATTGGTGGCCTGTTGCGATAGTTGTAGCTCCTGCGGCGTCATCGGCACCACAAGTTGACGTTTATTCTGCCACTCCGAAACGTCCATTACCATCCCGATTAGTTCGGATACGTTCACCTTTTCGCCGGTGGCGTTAAGCTGCTGAATGATGCTGGGGTTTTGGAAAACTTCGAGAATGAACGGCAATGCTTGCGCCATGCGTGCGCGTGCGGCAAGGCGCGTGCCAGCCAGAGTATCGAACTTTAGTTTGGCACTCATAAAGTCGTACATATCCGGCATCAGGTCGGTGGTCATTTCATCGCCCAGGATCTGGCGAATCTCGGATATTGGCATCCGCTCCCGTACCATCTGCCAGAGGAAATTGAGGAATGGCAACAACACGCCGTCAATTACGCGTTCTACTGGTGCCTGTAATCTTCCCGCGCTTGCCGTGGCCATCGCTCCCGCGCCCGTGCCGCTACGCGCTATGCTCGAACCCTTTGGAGGTAGCGAACCCTGCACGGTCGCCTGATCCGCGCCGGTCGCTGACTCTGACGCCTGTATCGACGCCTGGATTGCCGCCCATACTTCGGTGGGAACCCTGGGGGATTCGATAAGCGAATAAGCTGCACGGGCGTCTGTGCCATCCACCATCTTGATTCCGCCCAGGCGGCGGCGTTGTTCTTGGGTTGGCACATTTGCTCCGCGCAAAACCGCATACTCTGGATTCACGGCGAACGCTAAAAGGTCAAGGGCACCATTTAAAAGTCCAGCTTCGACTCGTTGGTCGCTTCCTGAGATGCGGCCAACTCCAAGTCCCCAGCCCGCGTTGTCCATGTTCCAGAAGTTGCAACTAAAAAACGGTTTGTGCGGAAACTTATGCGGTCCCTTGCGAATCACTACTTTTTGCTGGAGTACGCTGAACACTTCGGTATCGGTCCAACGCTCCAAAAGCTGCATCGGCTTTTCAAGAGGATCTTCCGTGAGATTATCGTCGCGGGTTGCGGCATGATGCACGGCTGAGTTTTCGGCTAAGGTCCGCTCTGTGCCTTTGATGGGCTCGGTTGGCTCGGAGTCGGTTAAGAAAATAGTCCTCAACGTCTCTTCGTCGGGGATATCGTAGTCTGGATTTTGGCTGAGGATCTTGAGGTCGTCGTAGGTAACGTAACGCTCGTCGACTATCCATGCGGCCTTTTGAATCTGGTTTGGTTTATTCCATTTTGGATCTGGGAAAATCGTGCCCAGTTCGCATTTTTCAAAGAATGGCCGATTGCGGGTTACTTCCTGTTCTATGGCTTCAAACTCATCCGACTCTATCGTGTTGAGGGACATTGGCGGTCCCATCGGCATGATGATAGACGCGGGGGCTTGCTTGCGAACATAATGCGGCTCCCATCGCGTCTCGGTTTCCCATCCGCACTTAAAAATCACAGTGCCCTGGTTCACCATTGATTCAATACCGTAACTCAGCTCCGCCTTAAAACAGCATGCCTCCAGTAGTGCGCGGATGAGGGCTTTCCATCCCCATGCGCTCTCCTGGGTGACGCTGGGGCGCGGCCTTATTTCAAACGGCGTGGCATCGGAGAAAACGGCTCCCACCAGCGCGGGGGCCAAGGAATTAACCTGCTTGGCAACACTGAACCGCTGCACGTTCGACCGCAGTACCGTACCGGCTGAACCTTCGAAGGTTGGGAATCCTCGCGGCGACTGGTAAAGCACATCGCTCTCGCGCCATTGCAGCGGCCAACGCTTTTGCTCCATCCAGGCGGATGCGCTATTCCAATCGTTGACTACAATGCTGATTGCAGCTTCATCGGTATAGCGCGGGTCGGGCGTGGTCGACGCGGACGTGCTTACCTGATCTGGCCGCACAGCTGCGAACGCTGGGCCAGTTGGAACTAACGGGCTGGCGGCTGCGGCCATTAGGTTAAAATCCTCCTCAACTCTTCATCGGTCGGGATCGCTCCCCCACACTTGCCACACACGCCTCCCTGTGGCCCTCTGCGCTCCTTCTCGACACAACGGCATAGCTCCAGGTGCTTGAATGTCTCGGTGCCGCTTGGCAGCATGTACGGACGTGGTAATAGCTTTGGCATTATCCGCGTAACCCCGGCATGATTTCCTCTAATCCAAACTCGTTTGGTTCCGGCTCCCAGCCTGTGTCTTCAACCTCTTCCGGCTCCGGTTCCGGC